GGTCTAGCTGGGCTGATGGGCTACGGCCAGGCACAAGATAGGATTGAGAAGAATGCCAGTCTCGATATGCAGAAGCAAGTGCAACAAATGCAGTTGGATAAGGCAAAGCAGGAGGCTGCGGATGCTGAGGCGCTACGGACATTCTTCAGCGATCCATCAAGGTTTATGACTTCTCCGGCATCGCAAGCATTGGCTGGTGGGGAAGGCCCGACTGCCGAGAATGCGGCGAAGATTCCGACGCTTGCTCCGACGCTTAATGTACAGAATATGTATGGTCAGCTTCTGAGCAGCGGAAATCCTGCGCTTGCCATGAAGGCTATTGAAGGTCTGGCGAAGCAGACAGAAGATAAACGATATACGGTAGGGAATACGCTTGTTGATGCCAGCGGGAAACAGTATTTCACTGCGCCACCATCTGGAAAACTATCTTGTTCACTCCTGCGCCCGCGCCCGCCGTAGTTCTCTTCAAAGCCCGGAATCTCGCCGCGAAGCCCGGAAAGCAGAACTTCGGCGGGGCGGCGTTCCGAGCCATCCGGGTTGTAAAGTTCGGCGCGGCGCCGCTTGACGGTGCGGCCATCGGCAAGTTTTACATCTTCGCCGCCCGCCTCTTGGGCCTGAATGATTTTAGATACCATCATTGTGAATTTGCCGAAGTCCTGTTGCGAGCGCTGCGCCATGACGGCAGCGGCGGTCGCCTCGTCTGGCGTCGCGTTGGCCGATTGAAGAAACCCGTAGACCTGACCCGGGTCGGCGCCGCTGCGATAAATCAGCCCGGCGCGTCCCGCCGCTTCCTTCGGGCTCAGGTTCGGGTCGGCCTTCATCAGCGATGCCGCGCCCTTGCCGAAAGACGCGGCTTGTTCCGGCGTCATCTTCATAATGTCGGCGGCTTGGATGATCGTCGACGTGGCGGCAAGGTCGCGGCGACGCATCGAGGGATCGTTGCCGCTGATCTGGCGCATCGCTTCGTAAGTCGGGGTGATTTCTTCCATCTTCATCCCGGTCTTTTTCATCATCGCCTTGAACGAATCTTCCATCCAACCCGAAGCCTCGGTGTCGCCGGTCCTCGCCATCGTCGCCATATAACTCTGACCCGCGCCGCGCGCCTTCGCGTTGGCCGCGCTCTGAACCTGTTCGAGCGCGACGAGCGCCGCCGTGACGCCAAGGATCGCGGCTTTCGTGGCCTCTAGGGACTCGCCGAAATCCTGTGTCTTTTTCTTCGCTCTTTTCGTCGGGCTTTGCGTAACCGCGAACACTCATAAATTCAGAACGGAACTTTTCTTCGTCTTCTGGGTTGGTTACTTCTTCGTCAGATAGCAATTGCCATTCTTCTTCGTTGATGTATTCAGCCTTTTCGCGTAAGTGTGCAAGCCACGCTTCGCCTTCTTCCTTGCTTATCTTAACAACCGCATCCTTCTTCTGCGCAACTACTTTTTTTTTTAATTCGATTGTTTGCGTTGTTGGTTCAACTACAACTTCGTCGAATGGCGAATTCATTTCGATGTTTACATCTCCCAAAATTGGAGTGAATACACGCTCGATAATTCTTTGATATGGCTTGATTACTTGATTGTTGAATATCTCTAAACCTACCAACATTTCGTCCTTATTAGAACCGAATCCTGTTGTGTCGCGTATGCCGTGAATCAAAGGTGAAACAACGCGGTGTCCAACCATAATCTGCTTCGCTGTTTCTTCTGACAAAAACTGATATTGTTTGTCCGCATCCGATAAAGGAAACGCTTCAATCTGTGGTGCGCGTGTTGGGTCTTCGTTAAACGTCATCAAGAACTTACCAGCGTTATTCGCACCGCTCAATCTTGTTTCCCATTCGCGACGAATAGCCTCACGTTCTTCTTTCTGTGGAATACCATTCAAGAAGTTAATGATGAACGAAGGGAATAAACCATTCAAGATATTATTGACGTGGTACAATCCCATTTGATAAGACAACTCGATGTAATTCAACGCACCGAAGTAGTCAGGCTTAGGATAGTAAACACTTCCTGCGCTCATTCCGTGCGCGTAAATAACTTGTCTTGGTTGCTCTTGTGCAAGTGAAGGGTTGAACGCAGGAATGAACTCTGGCTTTCCTTTCTTACTTCTTGTATTCGCCCAATCTTTCGAATAGAAAATTCCTGTTATATCGTCTTCGTCACGATCGTAAGCCAAACGACAATTTTCAAAAGGCAAGTGGTTGATTTGTACAACGCGAGTGAAGTCCATTGACCAAATAATCTCAGCGCAAAAAGCACCTTGAAGTTTTAAGTCGAAAGCAATTCCTTGCAATGCGTTGTCGAGAATCGTTCCTGTACCTTGTCCTTCAATCATAAACGCGATTGAGTTCGTCAATGCGTTGTGTATTGGTGAGTTGTGGTATAAGTTGATTAAGTGCTGAGGGAATAAATTGTTTTGACCATAGTCAATCCAACCGCTTCTATTTTCTTTTTCAATCGCCTCAACAGGCTCGTATTTTGAAAGTAAAATTTCTTGTATGTTACTCATTTTAATAGCCTGTATAAATTACATCGACAGGAATTGTCGGTGTTGAAACGTCAAAGTAATTTGTTCCGTTAGATAAAATCATTAATCCTTCCTCAACCTTACCAACAACGGAAGCGTCGGTAGGGTCTGTATTTGTGTCGCTGTTTTGTCCATACACTTCGTAGTGATAACGTCCTGCATCGAGCAATCCAACGGTGGTAAGTCTTATTTTGGTAACACGTTCGTTCTCGTTTATTACGACAACTACTTGCGCTAATTTTTCACCTGTCATTTCGTAAGTCATAACAAGTAGATAGTGCGTAAAGGCAACATTGAAATACTCACGACCTTCGTCTAACGAAAGCCACGCGTACTGATTCGCTGTATTTGTGTTTAGGTAAACCATTCCCTTATTCCTTTACGATAAAATTACATCACAGAGGAGCGCGTTGCTCCTCTATGTGTAAAAGTTTTTTATTATGCTACCAATGTTGAAGGCGCACCGTCCAACAAGTAAGCACGCTTTGCAGCCTCGTGAGTGAAGGCTAAAGTGAAGCCGTTCATATCACCCAATGCTGTTCCTGTTCCTGCTGTTGAAGTAGAAAGGTCTGCACCATTCTCGTATCCAACTGCCCACCAATTTCCGTTAGTATCTAAAACGAATACAATAACGCGAGCAGTAGCAACTGTTTGCAATTCTAAACGCTTAGCCGCGCTTAATTTGTGCATCATTACGTTAACAGTCTGAGTGTAAAACACCGTTCCGTTGTCGCGGTTGAAATTGATTGTTTCTTCGAATGATCCTGTTTGAGTAGGTAATTCATAAGTAAACAAATCTCCACCTGTTGGACCAACGATTGTAGTAACTACTTCGTTTGCGTCAAAAGTAAATCCTGTTACTAAAGTTTTATCTACTAAAACTATTTGTTTGATGCCACCGATTCCATTTTTACACGCTTCGATGCCGAATCCTGTACTTAATTCACAAGCCATATTGTTATATTTTTATTAGCACAAAAGAGGAGCGACTTTTACATCGCTACCTCTATTCGTGCAAGGGTTGGTTAATTAATTAGGCAGTGTATTGGTAGAACGCGATTTCGTTTCCGAATCCGTACTGAACACCTGCGAAGAAAGAAGCTGCGAAACGTACGTTGTCAGAAAGGTCGTATTGGTACATATCCAAAACTGCAACGTTGTTCCATTGGTCTTTCAAGTTAGTACCGAACCAAAGGTTAGACTTTTGGTACATAGCCATTGTGTCGTCAGACATTCCAGGACACTCGATGATTTCGTACTGACCGTTCCAAGTCATCTTCACTTCCTCACCTTGATACAAGTAAGAACCAGAACCAAGACCAAGAACTGCATTGCTGTAAGCCTCAGCAACGTTAGAAGAAACTGCGATTACAGGCTTCTCAGTAGCGCGACGAACCTTGATAGGACAAGCAGCAACTAAACGCTTCATCTCGTCGATTACGTTAGTGTCGTCGATAGCAACTGGAGTGTCAACGTCGATAACGTCACCATCAGCCAAGAACAAAGTTTCGAAACCTGCGTACTCGCCTGCTGTTGCGTTAACACCCTGCCAAATCAAACGCTCGTTGTTTGCAGCCATTCCTGCTAATACGTTAGCGATTAAAGCGTCAGTCAATGAAGCGTGAAGGAATCCGTCTTGTTCTGCTTTCGCTTCCCAATCTGCTAAGAAATCTTTCTTACAAAGTTGTCTGTGGATTTGGAATTTCTCCAAAGTCAAGATACGCTCAGTTAAAGTAACTGTTCCTGTTGGTGTGAAGTCACAAGTCGCGTTAGCGAAAGTAACGTTGTCAACTAATTTGCGAACAACTTGTTTGTACTCGATGTTCTCTTTGAAAGTAACTGCTGCAAGAGACTCGTTACTCAAAAATGCAGCGCGGATATATCCTGCTGCTTCTTTACCAGCATACGTGGTAGTTAGTGATGTTGTAGTAGGCATTTTTTTATTTAATTATTTTTTATTTTTTAAGATTGAATAAGAAACGCTCCTCTGCGCTCATCTTGTGATAAGGCTTTGAAGCAACTTGTTTTGCTTGCTTTACTTCCTTAATAGAAGGCGCAGCAGGCTGTGCGCTTAATTTTGTCACTTCGCTTGAAAGTTCTGCGTTTGCTTTCTTCATTTCAGAAAGTTCACTTTCAAGTTTTGCAACTAACGAAAGAAGTCCTTCAACCTCTGCGTTTAGTGATTCCTCAGCAACAACTTCGGTAGATTGCTCTTCCTCAATTACTACTTCAACCTCTGGTTCTTTTTCTTCTTCCATTGGTTTTAATTCAGTCACAAGACCACCCTCAACAACAACAACAATTCCTTCTGCTGTCTTGTATTCTCCGTCCGCGATTACGACCTCGTTGCCGTCTGCGTCTTTAGCGAATACACGAACACCAGCTGCCCAAGTGTCGCTGTCTGAATAGATACTTGTTCCGTCCTCTAGGATCGCTTCAACCATTTGCTTCACCTCAACTACTTCTTCAGCAGAGAGAGAAACGTTGTGTTTTGCGAATAGAGCGTTTACTTTTTCTCGTAAATTCATAATTCTGTTAATTGTTTGTTTGATGTGATAATATAAAAAGGTGTACATTTGTTTCATAATTGATTTTTTTAGTTCAATTTTTGATTTTTGGTTTAGGCGGAGGGCGTGATTTCCCTCCGTTTTTTTTATCCCAAAGTATCTAAAATCGCGTTCAATACTTTCAATTCATCTTCGTTCAATCCGTACGTCTTAAACCCCATTTTTCCGCCCTCATTCGTTATCTTGGTGAGCGCGTTGAGAAACAGGGTAGCATCGTCGTTGTACAATTCGACCTTTAAGAACCCCCCTGCTTCGATGTTCATTACTTGTTCGGATTATATGCCCAATTCATAAGGCTGATTGTGCGCTTACTTCCGCAAACGTTCCCATTGCTGTCTTCTAAAATATCACCTGCGGTATTCTCGCGCATTCTATTGATGAAAGCAATTGTCTTTCCTGCGTCTTCGAAGTGTTTGTTTGTCCAATCCGCTTTA